TGCTGTTGATACCCATGAGAACGCGATGGCGTGGAGCGGGTACGGCGAACATCGGGTGTGGATTTTGAAAGGAGAATGAATTATGCCGAACTGGGTAGAGGGAAAACTGAAAATCCGCGGAAAACCGGAAGATATTAGGCGGTGGGTGGAGGAATGTCTGCATTGCTACACTACGAACTGGCTGGGCGACGGCGCACACACGGAGCTTGTAAAGGGTGCTGTCCGATTTGAGCACGACCCAGACAGCGAAGAAATGTACCTGTATGTAGACAAGAGTGCTCATATCGAGGGGACGAGAAGAAACTTCATAGAAAAAGGCGAGTATGTGGACTTCTGCGAAGAGGGCAAGAAATCGATCCTCGTTGTGAACATGAAAGCTGCATGGAATATCGAAGAGCAGCCCTATATTGAAATGTCCAAAAAG